CTAGTTTTCGCCGGGAAAAATCTATACTTAGAGTAGAAAGGCACTTCAAAAGAGTGCATGGTATTTACGGAATTGTTTTGCACCGATATACCTGACGGTCCATCAGTCAGGTACTTAGAAAAATTATATATAGTTCCTAGTGCAAAAGGCGGATCATTTCCACAGTCACAGAGAGTAGGTATATTCGCGTACTTCTGGTAAGGAAATGTCTGCAAATGATCATGCGATACTATGGTTGAAACAGAACAACAACCTGCTGCAGAAGTATCAGCTGCGTAGCGTATGGATCCTCTCCAACCACCGAAAGCTCTGGTGATATAGTGAAGATACGTGAAATTTGCGTAAGCGTACAAACCTAAACTGGTTCCATATAAGGGCATAGCCTGAAATAAATTGGATGCAGTTTGGTAGCCACCATCTAATGGAAACTGATATCTACTTACCAGACACATCATATTATTTGGGGGATAGTCATTTGCTAACGGTATGTATTCGGAGAAACAATATCTCTTCATTAACTGCCGGAAGGATTTGACTGTCTCACCAAAGTGTATGAGATTATCTTTGGTATCAGTAGGTACTTTCTTGGCTGGAATAGTCACAGTCTCAGATTGTGGTACGAGATCATTACGCAAATCAGGCACGTGGGACATACGGGAAATGTATTTGTTAGTGGGACACGCCACCTCAAAATCTTCACCTGTTGAGATGAAAGAATTGATATAGATTGTACCCCCAACAACGTCACTTGGAGCCTGCAACTCATTAACAACGTATATGGAAAGTGTTCCGTTTCCAAAATTGTTAATATAAGATGTATAGCTCAACCTGTTCTCAGAATATAATGGTGAACCGTTTGGAAACGGTGCATGATTATTATATGAGAGGGGCTGGCTCCAAGGAATATCTATGGTAACCACGGTTGATTCAGAAATATCAACTATGGTAGTGAAAGCTACGTTGTATTCAGCACTAACCTCCTCAGGGTTGGCAGCAGTAATAGCTGTTGCCACAGGATCATAGACAAATTTAAGTCTACCCTTATGGAAATTAGTACAAACAACATCAAAGGTATACCGCATGGTTCCCCGCCAATATTCAAATGGATATGTGGCGAAGGCACACGCGGTTAGATGGTGTTCTGTATGTGCTGAAAAGTTTTCGACGATCAAACAAGGATCAACGATAACGTTATAAAGAAGCTTCTCGGTCAAATCAGTTGTATTCCAACTGAAAGCATCGAACCAGGTCGGTCGCATGGATATGGAAAGGATTGTTAGTTCATCCTCTCCAGCTAGTCCTGCAACTCTGGGATCGATACTCAATTCTTGTTTTTGATTGTGAGATAATTTAGAACAGTCGTCGACATTGTTGAAATTCGCCATCGTACACTTAGTGGTTGGAACGAACATATCACGATTAAGCAAATTCGGTTTTGAAAATCCAAACAGATTTGCTATTGCAGATACGGCGGAAGCGCCAATTTGTGTCGCCATAGCGTAAGGTGCTAGTAAAGGCACATCTGTGAATCTCTTAGCAAAATTCGCAATTGCAGTAGCAGTTCGTGAAACTGGTTTCACAGTATATTCGTCAGACTGTGGCACAAGTGAAGATGGTTCAAATTGTGTAGGCGTCGAAAACACAACGTCAGTGGCCCATGCAAAAAC